GCACTCTTTTAATTGTGTACCATTATTAATTTTTACAGTCTTTTTTAAAAAAGCAACACCTGCTTCTTCTGTAGGAGCATCAGCATCATTAACTGTATATACGTTGATAACAACGTTACCAGAATTTATGTGAGCAAAGTATTTCATTATGATTTGTATGTCCCTGTTGAAGTGTATTTTACAATTGTATGAGATCCACTAGTTGAAACCGTAGGTGATCCTGTAACCACTCCGCTATAATCTGAAGTTGAAATTTTTAAGATAACAACACCGTCTCCACCTTGTCCACCTTGTGGTGCACTGAATTGTTGACCTTTAGCGCCGCCTCCGCCGCCACCTAAACCATCAGTGCCGTCGCCGCCTAATTGAGATCCTCCTGGGCCGCCGCCTCCGCCGCCGCCACCTGCTGGTCCATGATTTGGGTTAGCTCGGCCACCGCCTCCGCCACCTCCAGCATATGTAATTGAAGATCCTGTAATTGAGTTTGAAGTTCCACCTCCGCCAGCACCAGCTGTGTAGTTTGGTCCTCCCGATCCATTTGATCCTGAAGCACCACCGCCTCCGCCGCCGTGACCGCCAGTGTAACCTCTTGGTCCGCCACCGTTAGCTCCTTGTGATGGTGATACAGATGGAGTGTTTCCAGATCCGCCTGCTGCATTATTCCAAGCTCCACCACCGGCTCCACCATCTGCTCCAGTCGAAGTAAGAGAACCGCCTCTACCGCCACCAGCTGATTCATAAAGAGTTAACTCATCGCCTACGATTGAACTTACGCCGCCATTATCTCCGTCGTTTTGAAACGTAGAAGGACCACCAGATCCTCCAGCTCCACCAGAGCCACATGTAATTGTGTATGTTCCTTTTTCGTAAATTGTTAAAGTCGAAGTTCTCATTCCTCCGCCTCCGCCGCCGCCATGGCCAGCGCCACCGCCTCCGGCTACCATTAACACTGTAATATCGTAAGGATCACCTAATCCGCCTAGGCCTTTACCAAATCCTCTTGCGGAAGCTGCTCCGAATGTTGCTGTTATAGGCATCTTTCTATAATCCTCCTATTATGCAAACTGTGATTGAGACGCAAACGCTGTGAAAGCAGCATCTCCAGTTTTAAATACGGTATATGTATATACATCAACAGAGTTAACGTTTCCTCCAGATGGAGCTGAACCGCCTTGCCACTCTGGTGTAACAGAAGAACCATCAATTGTAACGGCGTTATTGTAGTACGCTGATGATCCGTTTGTTACTAAGTGAGTAATTGTAATTGATTCACCTGTATCCATAATACTGTTTAATGTGTTTGAACCATCACCTCTAATGTTTAGCGTGTAGTTCGCTGATGCATTAGACGTAAAATATAAAACTGCTTGAGTAATAACATCATAGTTAATTGTACCTGTAGCTGCTGTCGCAGCTATTGTAGCTTTTTCTGCTACTTGTTGAATTTTACTAGCACCTAAAGTTACTCTTCCAATTCCTTTTGGATTGATATTGAAATCAATGTTAGTGTCCCCACCAGTTGCAGATATATCAGGTGCATTACCTGTTGCTGCGTTTGTTACATCAATTTGGTTTACTGCTGATGCTGTTGTTTGAAAAGTAATTTGTTCATTACCGTTTTCATCTTGTATTCCGTGAGCGTCATCAATTTTAATATTGTTATCGTTAGTGTCTAAATCACCACCTAATTGAGGTGAAGTATCTTCAACAACTGATTTAATACCTGTGTTGATTGTTACGATGTTAGGGTTAGTTCCATCATCTGCCGCTGCAAAAATTATAGCATCGCTTTTATCTGTTGTAGAAAAAGTAAATGTAGAACCTGATCCAGATACATATTTAAATTGTACTGTATATGCACCCGATGTTGAATTTCTTAAAAAGTAAAAAGTTTGTACATCTAAAGGAATTGTAACAACTTGGTTTCCTGTAATTGTACCTGTGAACTCAATCATTCTGTGAGATAATACAGCTCCAGTTGATCCATCAGAAACTGTTAACGCTGTAGTTTGTGCGCCACCTGCTATTGATTGTTGTGTAAATCCGCCAGATATTTGTTCGATAATTTGTAAATTGGTATTAGTTTTTGTTCCCCACGTTCCCGCGTTTTCACCGGTTGCCTGAAGTTCTACTCCTAAAGGTGTATATGTTGAAGCCATGTTTTATCTCCTAATAATTTGCTTACGCAACATCTGTATAGCTAGTATTTGAACCTGTGTCAACACTTTGATATGCCTGAATTCCAAAGCCTGAAGCGGTTCCAAAAGCAGCTACACTTGAAGTTGCTGATTGTCCAGTTAAAGTTAAATCTAGACTTGTATCAATTGATACTGAGCCTATATTAAACGTTGCGGACAGTCCAGTCAAGCCCATAACGTCAGCAGGAGCTAAATTTCCTACGCTTGAAGTTATTGATATTCCAGTTGGTATTATTATAGGATTTGAAGTTTCATCAGAAGTACCTAATGAAATAGTAGCAGAAAGCCCAGTTAATCCGATTACATCTGCAGGTGATATTGATCCTACAGAAGAAGTTGCAGATTGACCAGTTGGAACCATAACATCTGCTGCGATAACTGATCCTACAGAAGATGTAGCAGATACACCTGTTACTCCCATTACATCTGCAGGAGCTATTGATCCAACAGAAGAAGTTACAGATTGACCTGTTAATCCCATTACATCCGCAGGAGCTATTGATCCAACAGAAGAAGTTGCAGATACACCTGTTAATTCTGCTGATGCATCATTTGCTTGTCCCCAAGATTCTTCGCCCCAACCATCATGGCCCCAACCAATTTCATTGTAAGCTTCTAATGTTCCAAGAGATGCAGTTAATTCAAAACCTGTTAAGTCTACTCTATTGTCACCAACTTCTCCCCACTCACCTTCGTTCCAGAATCTACCACCCCAACCTTTTTCGTTGAAAGATTCTACACTTCCAACAGAAGATGTCATTGATAGACCTGTTAAAGTAAATACTGGGTTGTTACTATCTCCCCAAGATTCAGAGTTCCAAGTATTTCTACCCCAACCATTTACAGAATATGATAATAATCCTTCTGCGTTTAAAGATGTTGTTAATCCAAAACCAGTTAATTCAACGCCATTATCATTGACTTGGCCCCATTCACCATTACTCCAATTAGTTCCACCCCATCCTGTTTGAGGCACACCCATATTCTCACCATCACCAACAGATGAAGTTAAACCAAAACCTGTTAAAGAGGTTTCATCATTGTTTTGTTCATTCCAAAAACCATCGTTCCAAGCACCTGCACCAAAAGTATTGTTAGATAGAAAGAAAGGTCCTCCCATTCCAATACCGTGAACATAACAATAAATGTAAGGAGCATTTTCAGTAATACCTAATGATTGAGCTGGTGTAAATTCTATATAACGTGTTGTTGCAGCATTAAAAGTTGAAGTGTTTATCCAATCAGAATAACTTACAGATCCATCTAAATAGTAAGTTACACCTGTTGTAATTCTACCGCCAGGAACATTATCTAAACTATTTGTAAATAATAAAGGATGGTTATCATTAGAGGAGTCAGATTGTTCTAATCTAGCAGTTCCTCCTCTTACCCAGGTTACTAGAGGATCACCTCTTGCACCATCTATATAATAAACATTACCTGTGGCTCCACCACCAAGGTAGAGCTCACCTGTGGCTACTGTTACCGTGAAAGTTTTTTGAGCCGACATAAGAGGCTAACCTCCTATGCTATTCTGATGATCGCGTTACTTGCGTCTGCTGTTGGAAACTGAATAGTAAACGTTCCGCTTGTTACAGTTTTGTCAGAACCAAAATCGATTGCACAAACCGCTGGATCACCACTTGCTGAGTCATTGAAAATTAAACATCCTCTTGCTGTAAAAGAAGCAGATGTAAAACTTGTGTCAGCAAAGTCGCAAACAGCTGTTGATGAATCTAAAGTTGGAGTAACACTTGTAAGCGCATTTCCTTTTGCAGTGTATCCAGTTCCAGAAACTTCTTGTGAAGTTGTGTACGCTGTCGTACCAGCTCCTAAAGAAGCAGAACTTGTGTACAATGCTAAGTTAAATGTGTTTCCTGTTGATGCAGTGAAATTGTGAACGCCTGTTAAAATTTCAGTTTTGAAACTATTACAGATTGCTGATGTTATTGCCATAATTTAACTCCTATTTATTAAGGTGACGTAGAAGGTATTGTAATTCTAACAGTCCCATCCGTGTAATCATCACGTTTACGTCTGCCAAGTTGTTCAATACCAAACTTGTCTAGTTCTTCTTTATACTTTTTATCGTAAAGTGTCAACATATCTACTGGACCTTTTAAGAATCCATAGGCCTCTACTAGACATGCGTATAATAGACCATTTCCAAAGTATTGGCTTATGTAAGTCGTAGTATTTGAGCTTGATAAACCGTCTGGGATGGCCTGATAGTGTATTTTAAACGTGTATGTAGTGTCGGGTGCCGGGGCTACCATTAAACGGCCTGACGTTGTATCTGTGACGCCTGTAGCACCACCAAACATAGCATAGTATTTTGGTTTACCCGTTGATGTTTCAGCAGGTATATATTCTTGTAGATAAGTTTCGTCTTTTTTTTCTAACCATTCATTTGCTCCTGTAGCAGCAGATGTAGAATCATATACTTGAACACCTTTGACAAATATGGTTTTAGCAGGAACGTTGATAGTAGTTTGTCCTGTAACTAAATTACCAATAGATTGTTTTTTGTATGCATCAATAGGCACATCTCTAAATATTTTAAGTTCAGCATTTTCAATAAACTGATCTGTAATTGTAGAAGTTAAAACATTACTATCTACTTCAGTGTAGTTTTGAATTGCTGTTGTTAATGTTGCGTATGTAAATCCTGCCATTATGGTGTCAATGTTACCGGTCCTGCCGTTACAAACATTCCTCCTGCTGTTTCAGTCACAGTAGGAGTTGATCCTAATGTGAAAGTATAATTATCTGTACCTGTTACTGTTATACTAAATCCTGATGAATTTTCAAACACAGTAAAAGCCAATCCTCCTGGTGAACCATCTACGTTTCTGAAGACTACCGTATTACCAGTAGTTCTACCGTGACTTGGTTCTGTCACTGTAATTGTTGTGCTTCCAGATGTAATATTAAAAGGATTACCAGGTAATAAGTTTTGTGTAGCTGGTTCTGTTCTATCAGGTTTTGCATTTTGCAAACCTTCAGGATCAGCGCCGTGTGCTCTTGGTTCTAATTGTGGCTGTTTAGGCTCAAACTCTGATACATGAACTCTAGAACCATTCCATTCTCTAACCATTTCAGAATATGGAAATGCCATACCAGATCTATCTGATATAAATTGTGCATGTTTACCTTTTGAAAAATTAGACATTTGGATAATAAGTTTTTGGGGTTATAAATGAACTAGATGATGAGCCATCCTCTGCTAAGGCTCTTTGTAATTCATCTTCGTATA